TATCTGATATATTCGTAGGAGAATATATCCTTAAACCTCTTACCATTATTCGTTTAAATCGGTTTTTATTTAGATTTACATTTTATGGTGTAGATGATTCAATCAAGATAAATTCTAATAAAAAATCGACAGAAATAGAATCAAAGATTAGTTTGATCTGTTGTATATTAGATAATAACGTTAGAAATGTAATTAATTATCTTTTTTGATAACGAAATTCTTGCTATTCCGGAAAAAAAAAACACAAAAAATTATAAAAATAATGGTATATTATATGAGATGATGTATAATTACGATAATCTTTATCTTGAAGCAATCAGAAACGAAAAATACACTACTCTTGGACCTTATAATTATGAATATCCTAACGTTGTTGTAACAGGTACTTTTCCATTAAATCAACTACCCTATGATTATTTTTCTTCGCTCGCGAATCTAAAATCACAGATTTTTTATTCGGGTTTACCAAGGATAAGTTCTACACCTCTTGGCGTTAATAGTTTGTATAATCGCTTTCCTTATATAAATCAAAATTCTTTACAAACAAAACAAATTTAAAAAATTTATATATATAAAGAATGGAGTGTGGAATTTGCTATCATAATTTTGATGATGATTCTGATTTCTTTAATCTGAATTGTTGTAAAAATAATCGTGTATGTCATGAATGTATTAATCTATTAAAAACAGCGATATGTCCCTTTTGCAGAGCCAAAATTCCCAATATAAATTGTAATCATCCTATTTCTAAAAGTTACTCCCCTCCTTCTAATTTGTATTATGATAATTTATTAAATGTCAATTATCAGATTGATCCAATGGATGATATGTACCTTGATTCTAGGATATTAAGAAGACAGATTAATAGGATGCGAAAATTACAAGAAAGAGAAAGAGATCGTTTGTATAATAAAAATTTGGCCAAAATGTTTAAAGAAAGTAAAAAATATTTAAAAAATAATATCAGAAATGAAATTAATAATGATATACGAGACTTTGAATTATTTGAAATGGATTCATAATAATTTTTTTTTTTTATCCTATGTAATAATAGAAATATGAGTAATACACAAATTGTTATCCCTGACAACAATTTACCGATTTGTGTCCAACGATATCAATTCAAATTTTTAAATGATACTGGAAATGTCACGTGGACAACGTCTTGCGCGGTTCCTTCGAATATACCGTTTAAACGCGTATGGAATTTTAATCTGAGCGGAAATATCATTAAATCATCAAATAAACACATCCTAATCGGTGATTTTTCGAAAGTTGTCACTGAAGGATATTCTATAACATTCGAAGGACCTATTCAAGGGACAATCATTATCCAAAACCAAATACTCGATGCTAATAAATATATGAAATATGAGTATGATTCTGATAAAAAAATTATGACGTGGACGATTACCAATTTATGTAAAACTGGATTATTTGAAATGAATCTGTTTATAAATGATAATACTGCAAATTGTTCGGGATGCAAAACAGGTGGTATACCAAATATTGATGGAGTTTATTGCTATCAATTTTTTGGAAATGCTTATGCTTCCCCTTGTAAAGATAATTCTTCACAATGTTGTTGCCAGGGTTCGGGATCTGATGCATCTTGTGTCAATTGTTATAGTAGTGTTCCAGTAGGTACTGAAATAAATTGTAGTTGTACCGAATGCGCCGTTCCCCCACCATAATAATTTTTGGTTATTAATAAATTAGTAGAATAATAATTTGGCAACGAGTTTGGTAAATTTAATATAAATGGACGGAGAAGATAAAGTTGTATCGACTGTGTCAATTATATTTTCAATAGGATTACTATGTTCCATATCGTTTATTTTTTTATTTTGTAAAATCAATATATTTTCCAATATTTCAATCTTATCCGACAAATCATTCATTTTTTTTAATATTATCTCTTGTTCTTGTTTTATATTTTTGATTGTATTTTTAAGACCACAAATAAAAAACATCTATAAATAATAAATATTTTTTAAATTATTTAATAAAAAAGAAATGCACACAATCGAAACACTCGAAGAATTAATAAAATTAGCAACATTAAAAAAAATAATGATACTTGATTTTTATGCGGGATGGTGTAAACCATGTAAACGGTTATCGCCAATATTTGAAGAATTATCAAAATGCGATAAATATAAAAATTTAATCTTTATCAAAGTCAATGTGGATGAAGATTTAAATATTTCAAAACATTATGAAATAACTTCTTTACCCACCATCTTATTTTTGGATCCGACATTAAAAGTACTAGAAAAAATTGTGGGTATGAAAAAAGATGTGATTGAAAAAACTATAGAAAAAATGGCATTAATAGAAATAAATAATGAAGAAGAAATAAATAATGAACAAGTAAAAGAAATGAATAATAATATATTTAATATTGATTCTCAATAATTACACCGCCTATAATTTTTGAAATCTATATAATATTTCAAAAAAAAATTAATCATCAGAATTTTCTTTACTATTTTCATTTTTAATTTCACAGTTATATGTATTATTAGAGGGGAAAGAACCATTAAGTCCCAAGTTTAATCCAAAATTATAAACATAATTATCGCAAAAATAAAATAATAAAGCTTCGGGTAATAGATCCTGAACTTTTTTATTATCCATGGAATCAAATAGTTCTATAATCATATCATTTAATGTACAATAAGATTGCATTACGGTCGAAGACCCCCCTACAATATAAGTAATTGAATGTAATTTCCATATATAGTTTATAGGAGCGATTGTTTGCACTAATTCATGACGATATCGTAATTGAAAGACAAGAGAATGTTTTTCAATAATATAGTTATATAGAACGTTTATAAAATAAACAGGAGGATGACAAAATGATACTTCAAGATAATAAATATATAAATCATAAGGATAATAATAAAATAAAGATCCTAATTGAAAATTATTAAGGATAATGGGATACATAAATTTACCTTCTTCATAATTGCATGAATAAATAGGTGTATAAGCAATCATTACCGATAATGTAGAAGGTAAAATAGAAGAAACAGGATTTGTACAATTTTCACTCCTGATTTTTCTCCGGTTAATCTGACAAAATCCATATTGATATTGAGAAGTACTATTAGGAGGACTATTATAATAATATCCAATGAGATTATATCCTATAATGTTATTTTTTACTCTCACCCATTCGACAGCAGAATTCATTTATTAAACAAAAAAATTATTCTGCAATAATTATATTTTTTGTTTCTGATTTAGATTTACATATAATATTTTCATGAGGGAATAAAGGTCGAAGTGTATAAATATCAATATGTGTTGTAAAAATTTTACGACAGCAATATCTTTTTATATCGTACAATTGGAAAAAATTTTTAAACATATCCTCTTCAATTTGTCGATTTTTCTTGAAATCTTCAAAAATTTTTTCATAACATCCAAGGATTTTATTACAAGAAAAACATCTAATGGGAAGCATTTTTTATTAAAGAATTGCAAAACTTACAAGAAATCAATTTTTATTATGGAAATGGAACTTCATTATATTAATTTAGATAAAAGAAAAGACCGAAATGAAAATATGATGGTCCAACTTAAAAAATTATCCAAAATAAAAGTGTTTCGATATGAAGCAAAATTAATTAATAATTTTCAATTGTTGGAATTTTACGAAAATAATTTTATATCAAAATTGGATTATATAAGGATCCTATCAGAACAAACATCTTTTATTACAAGAGGAAGTTTAGGTTGCTATGTATCACATTTAGAATTATTTAAAAAATCTTTTCTGGGCAACAAAATACTTATAATCTTAGAAGATGATATAACCCTTCACGACGATTTTGAAAATGACATCATACTAGGGTTAAATACTTTAAAATATGATTTTAAGATGATTTATTTAAGCCAATCGCAAAGGTCTTGGATAATTAATTCTACAGACTATAATGATTTGTTTTATAAAATAAAACAATGTTATTATTGTACAAACGGATATATTATCCATCCCACACACGCTAAATTTTTATATGAACGATTATATCGTAAGTATTTTAATCACATTGATAATTCTATCTTACATCTCAATGTATTATATGATATAGATCCAATTTATTTATATAAGAAAATGCTTGTTAAAGATAATATCAAAAAAGATTCAAACATAAAATTAAAAAGATTAAAAACAAAACCTTGGTATATCTCCCAAAAAATCTATTTTGAAAATCATCCTCAAGTAAAAAATCAAATGAGAGATTGGAAAATATTGAACCCATACTTTGAAACTAATACTGTATCCACCAAAGAAGAAGCGATGGAAAAAATAGGTCTCGGAGGAGGATTTTTTGTAGGAAAAAATATATATTGTGAATATTCACTATTTTCTTTCCTACACAATGTCCATGTGGTGATTATCAAAAATAATTCAAATTTTTTTGGAGCCTCCAAAGAATATTTTTTAAAATTTAAAGATATAATTCAAACACCTGAAAATTATAAAGATGATTATTCTATTCTAATTTTACCGGAAGCCTTGATAAAATGATTTTTATATTTATGGAAGATTTTCAAAGTAAAAAAAAAAAATAAAAAATGAAATTAATTAAAAGAATCATTTTATAAATTATAATGATGAAAAAATGTGGAATAATATTTTACGATAACGACGATAAAAAATATTTATTAGTATTTGGTAGAAAATCTGGTAAATGGGGATTTCCCAAGGGTCATCAAGAAAATGGTGAAACAGATGAACAAACAGCGATTCGAGAATTTTTTGAAGAAACTGGAATTTCTATTCAATATTCGCAATTAAAAAATAAAATAAGATTCAAAAATAATATTTATTTCAATGTTTCCTGTGAAAAAAAACCTGTTCTTAATATTCAAGATACGAAAGAAATTTTAAAAATCTCCTGGTTTAGTATAAATGAATTATTGAATTTATCAAAAGATTGTTTAAATTTTGGATTAAAGAGTTGGTTGAATAGTTTGATTGGAGAAAATAATCCACTCGATTTTCGATGTCCTAAATTCATAAATAATTCATTCCGATCATCATCCTACAATGATTCCTTAATGATGATTTTATAAAAAAAAATTTATAAATAAATGAAAGATTATTACAAATTTTATAAAACAAATTGTAAAATCAGGAAAAAAAATCTAACGGATGAGATTAAAAATTTTTGTAATTATGATAAACCGGTCAATGAATCATGGGTAAATCCATTCTGTGAAGGATTGAAAAAAAAAATTGATCATCTAACCTTGGAATTTAAAAATATGAACCGAGAGGAATTATTGGATTTAGTATCAAAATTAAATAAGAACGTAAGACGAAATTCAAGTAAAGAATATTTAATTTCAGTATTATTAGATTCACTAAAAAATTGTCATAATCAATTGAGCATATATGGAGATGAAATATCAGAAATTCCTCCGGAAAAATTATACATTACCAGTTCTGGATATTGTCACAACATTGATGAATTAATGACTTTTATAATTGGAACAGAGGGTAAAAAAAACATAGAACCGCATGATTCTACAAATACAATTAAAATATGGCAAAATGAAGGTGAAAAAAACAAGATTATTAATTTTAAACATGTGGACGTTTTATTGAAAAATAAATACAATCAGATTATGAATAAAAAGAACATATTACCCATTCGTTTGGATAAATTGCAAAATATGATGAATATGATTGCTTATCTGGCATTCGTTTGTCTTAATGATGATCCCAGCAGTTTTGAGGACGGTGATTTTAGTTCGGCAACCGAAGCCCTGGGCCTTTTTTCTGAAATTATAAATCAATTCGAGGAAAATGAAAGGACATTTATTTATCAATTAAAAAATGGAAGTGGAACAACTTTACTAAAAATACTTCAAGATGATGCAATGTGCATACATATGAAAGGTGATCAGATTTTAAATATATATTTATACAGTTATCGTAAATGGGGAGTAAACGGTTCAATGTTAAAACTCGTCGGTTTTGTCATCTATATCAATGATAATTTATATGGTACAGTGCGTCTATACGAAGAAAAATTAGTCAATTTTAACAAGTATGCCCAGATCCGTTACATCCTTTCTTTTTATAATGAAGATAAAGATCAATTTGTACAGATTGATAGAAATTACCTTGGTTTTTACAAAAAATATCCGATACTTAAAGTATCATTAAGCGATACAATTGTACAATCAATATTAGATGCATTAAAATTTTTTAAAATTATTCCATAAAATAAAAAAGTTTTCATTGATCAATAATGAAATTGATTAATCGATATATTGGCTAATAAATATTGAATTTATATATTTATGTCAGGAACCATAATAAATTTATTATTTATAAACTTATGAAATTCTTTTTTTTTATTGACCTATATTAGAAATGGAATTAGCGGCAATACTAGGAGCATTAGGTAGTTCAGCCGGACTCGGTTATTATCTTACACGAAAACAAGAAAAACCTTTATTCAAATCTTTTACAAGAGATACAGATTTTGAAGATTGTATCAAAATCAGAAATTCATTTATTTCTGTAAATTTAAAAGATAGAACAATTCTCGATTCTTTTCAATCGAATGATTATACCCGAACAGGCGAAAATAAGGGAATTGATAAAAATTTGAATATTCAAAGTTATAAATGTATGGAAAACGATAAGATAGAAATAAATTGTAGATGTGAAACAAAACAAAAACGAAGCATCGATCTTCTTCCACGAATAAAAGAAATCTTATTAAAATTCAATTCATCGACATTAAATCCTTATGCATTACAAAAGTTAGAAGAAACTTTAATTCAAAGGACACCAGAAGGAAATATTATATTAAACAATAATATTTCGGATCAAAAAAAACAGGATCTTTTAGAAGATATTTATTATTATAAAAAAGCAGATCAATTAATAGACCAACCCCAAGAAGAAACACCAGAAGAAAATTGGAGAAATAATCCTAAAAATTTAGCCAAAGTATTTAAAATAGTCAGTGACACAAAACCTGTATTAATCGGTCAATATGAAAATATTCCATTAAAAGATATTGTAGAGTATAGTTTGTTTAAAGAAGGAATTAATTATTTAGACTTGACCAGGAACCAATTACCATGGTTACAGGATACAACATCTGAAAATTAACTTACTGAAATTTAAAAATAGAAATTTTTTTTAAAATAAATGAAAAATATTGGGATACTATTCATGAATTTAGTGATGGTAATATATGGAAAAAAAAATCTAAGAAACAATGTACAGGATTGGACAACAAATAAAAATAGCATATATTTGAATAATAAAATCATAAATATTAAAGGAATTACATGGAATGGTTTTCAAAGTGAAAATTTTGTCTTGTTGGGTTTATGGAAACACTCCATAGAATTTTATTTAGACAAAATAAAATATAATGGATTTAATGCGATTCGGATTCCATATTCTTCTGAATTTATATATTATAATTCTGAAATTATTCCCAATTATAAAACTATTGAAAAAGATTTGGAATTAAAAAATAAGACATCATTACAAATATTAGATTTATTATTTGAAAAAACAGAAAAAAAAAATATACTGGTAACGTTAAATTTAAATCGATTACATAAAGATTATACATCCGGAATTTGGAATGATAATAAAACATTTACGAATGAAATATTTTTAAATAGTTGGTATACCCTTCTAGATCGATATAAAGATCGAAAAAATTTGTTTGCGATCGACATATTCGAACAACCTTCGGGGAATTATGTAAATTTTTGTAATAATGATCCATATGATTGGAAAAATTTTTCTCAATATTTTATGCAAAAAATACAGGATCGATATCCTGATAAAAAATGGTTATTTTTTGTACAAGGCATAAATCATAATGATAATTTTTTAAATTTGAAATGTGACTATTCACAATCTCTTATGAATCGTATCGTTTTTACACCTCATCTCTGGAATCAATTTCAAAATATGAGTATTAAATCACAGATTGAACAATATTATAACCAATGGGATCAAAATTTTGGTTTTTTAGCGACAAATAACACGGTTATGATTACCAAAGCCTCGTCGGATGATTTTTTTTGGATGTCTTTTTTGAAAGATTATTTAATCCAAAATAAATTAAATAATATATTCCTATATAATCTTGAATATTCAAGTATAAATGGAATATTAGAAGAAAATTGGTCGGATTTTGATAATGCAAAATTAAATATTATAGATGATATACAACCAAATAGCACAACTATAATCTTATAGAATATTTATTTTTTAATCTTGCAAAGTCCACCTTCACACATATTATCTTTATTTTTATCATTATTTTCAAAAACAACATTAAATGTTTTTTGCATATATTTTTTTCTTATTTCACGTAACATCTGACTTGCTCGATGAGAATTTTTTTGAGGATCTTGGAACCAGAATTTTTGAATTTCTCGGATCTTGTCAGGCACATCTTTAAAATCATGCAAATGTTGCTGATTTTTATCTAATGTGATGGCTTCTTCACTTAATCCTTCTAATGCCAAAAAGTGTTTAATACAACAATCAAAACATCTTTTTTTATCATGACTGAGGTGATCTTCTAATAAAATAGATTGTTTACAAATTTCACGAAGATTAAATCTACAATCTAAAACGGGTAATAAAAAATCATCGTTTTGTTGTTCAGATGCTGGTTCGGGATTTTTAAACATTTCAAGAGCAGAATAATAAATATCATTATCATCTCGAGGTTCTTGCGGTAAAATTTTAATGTGATTCGATGATTTTGTTAATGGAGTTTTATTCTTGGGATTCCTATAATAACTCGGAATTTCCGATTGATAAGGCATAAATTGGACTGTATAAGGTACTGAAACACATGGATATTTTTTATCATCAGTATTTGCACCTGAATTACCGATGTTTTTAAAAACTTGATACATCTTCTTTTAAAAAACGATTATTTTTTTTTTTTATATTAAAAGATATCATATTTTTAATTTAAAATGTTACCTTTTGCTTCTAGCGTTTACGACAATAAAATATTATTCGGAGGTTATCCGAATAAAGATTGGTTCGATATTCTGGTCGATAATAATATTAAAATTTTCGTTGATTTAACATCAGAAACTGAAAAAATTAATTGTAATTTATACGATTATAAAAAAGATGCGCATGATCGAAAAGATTTATTATTCTTAAATTGCAGTATCCCCGATAATGATATACCTGAAAATATTAATGAATTTAAAGATTTTATAAAATCATTAATTGAACGTATTTTGACATTAAAATATGAAGAAAAAATTTATATACATTGTAAAGGTGGACATTCACGTTCTGGAATGTTTGTAGCAAGTTTATTATGTTTTTTATGCAACATTACACCTGAAAAATCATTATATATTACAACTGTTGCCCATGCCAATCGTGAAAATCTTAGATCTAAATGGCGACATCAAAAATGTCCCCAATTATTTCGTCAAAGAAAATTTGTTATTGATGTCTTTAAACCAATCATAATTACACCTCTTTTATTTCAGAATAAAATATCCAATAATTTATCTTCTTTCTTAAATGAAACGAACATAAGACCTCTTCGTGAAAAAAAAGATAATCATTTATTGTGTGACGTTTTGATCCATTTGCGAAATTTGCTCTTTATATCACCTAATCCGTCACAGGTAATGATTAATTGTTCTGCCTGATTCTTATTTTGTATCGTTTCAAATTTATATTAATATTTGAAATCACGTTGTTTTTTCAGGCAAAAATTTTATACACGTGGTAAATATATTTAAAAAAACTTTTTCCCCAACGAATCCAATGTGGAAAACAATTAATAAATAAAAATTTTGAAATTTCATAAATAAATGAATATAGCTATCTTTAATTCCTTCACATTTCATTATGAAGTATTTGGATTTTTTATTTATTATTGTTTCATCAATAAATACAATTTAACTATTTTTACAACTCTTAAAGATAATTATGGATGGATAGATTTTTATTATTTATATTTTAAAGAACGTGATTATTTTTATAAAGTTTATGATTATCAAGAATTATCTCATGAATTGCTTTATTTAATGGATAAAGTTATCGTTACTACAGATGATGATTCAAAGGTTCCTAAACGATTAGTTTCTCAAAATCCTAAAAAATTTATATTTATAGGGCATGATAAAAAAAGGATGAAGGATAATTACATTCCAATTTTTCCTTTTGATGGGTTGGCCAAATTCGATAACTATGTGATGCCGGTATTTCCAATCGATATTATACGCCAAAATATTCAAATAAAATCTTTTAAATTCAAAATCTTACTTGTGGGTGATGCTTATAATTTAAAAAAAATAATAGCTAATGCTCATATTGAATATTTATGGGTTCATCGAAAAAATCAAAATCATAATCAAATCAAAGAATATATTAAAAGTCACACCTTTCGATTGATTAATTTATTGAAACAATCTGATTTTGTATTATACCCTGATGATCATTCACACGGTAAAACAATGAGTGGATTATTGCCTTTAGCTATTTCTACATGTACACCGATTATATTTAAAAATGATAAAATCCCAAAAATTATAGGATTAAAAAATTATATTCTTCATGAGGGTGACGATTCAACGCTCATCGAAAAAATGAAAAAATTTAAATATGATAATGACCAATATAAAGAAGTACGTGCCAAAATTATACGACAGAACATCAAAAACCTTAATATTTATATCCAAAATATTCAAAAAATCCAAAATATTTCATTATTTTCCTATGAAGGATTAATCCATTTTATATGGATAGGTGAGGATTCATCAGAAGTAATTCCTGAACGATATTTGTCTAATGTACAAACGTTTAAAAATATGAATCCAAAGGCAAAAATAATGATATGGAATAACGAAAATATACTAAAATTACTTGAGGATAAACTATACTTGGAATATTATAAAAATTTACCAAAACATATCTATAAATCTGATTTCTCAAGATTTCTGATTATTTACTTGTTCGGTGGATTATATTGTGATTTAGATTTTTTGTGTGTCTATAATTTGTATGATATGCTCCATGATAAAGATGTCGCATTATTTTTTGAACCGAACGAACAAACTAAACTACCTTATTTAATTAATATTGGAGTGTTATACAGTAAAAATAAAAATAATGAGATATTTTTAACGATAGTAGAAGATATGATCCATAACAATAATAATGCTGTATACAGCACCGGACAAATAATTTTATCCAAACTTTACGATAGAGGTTTAATCCCAAAAGAAATTATTTATGATTCTCATTACATTATACCATTTCTAAGGGAAAAAAAGTTTTCAAAAGAAAAATTACTAAATATGGATAAAATTTCATTTGTATACACTCTAACGAAAGAAGGTCATTGGGATTTAGATAAAGAAAAACAATTCGGTTTAGATAAAAAATTAGAATATTATATAACACATCCTGATGAATATTTTGATACAACCACTATAAATAAATCATCTAAAAAAAAATACATTATTATAGTATTTATCGTTCTATTATTTATATTTTTGAGCATTATCATTTATTGGATAATAATCATGAACATACAAGTTAAAAAAAAATAATTTTCAAGTATTCATTGGGGTATAAATGTTATTATTAATAATTCTTTCAATAAATTGATAGCCAATAGACGTTAAAAATTTTTTTATCGTGTCATCATCCTGTTGATGTTCTTCAATACTTAGGATAGGATTATATTTTTTTAATGTTTCAACGGCGCCTTGTAGAGCATATAATTCCATTTCTTCAATGTCTAAATGGATGTAATATATATGTTTTTTGATTATACCCTCCTTAACGAGTGTATCAAGTGTCGTAAATTTCATCTTTTCATTATTTTTACTTGCATCTTTTTTATCAATACTAGTCCACCTAATTCCACCTGTATTATTTTTAAAATCATCATCCATATGGGTATATTTATCTATTTTATTAGATAAACCAGTATTTATAGTTTTTAAATTATACAAATTATTTTTTTTTTGGATAGTATTTAAAAAATTTATTTTATATTCACTAGGATCGATACCATAAATAGTAATATCATCTCTTCCTTTGCGTTTTAAAAAGGATGCAATTGGTACAGAACCATCGCCGATATGACACCCACAATCAATAATAGCAACGTCAAGTGGTGCATCGATAAGGCTATCTAAAATGTGTTTTTTTATTTCAAAATCAAAATCAAAACTATTTGGAAAATTATGTATCATAAAGTCAGTATTGATATCTTGCCATTTTATAAATTGTCCTTTTAGAAATGGATTTTCATATAAACTATCATTAACGTCTTTTTTTTTCCAAGGAAAATCCGAATATCTCGTCTCAAAATAAATTTTTTCATCCGGATTATTGATTACACAATTGAAATTATATCGATCTTTAGGTTTAGCACATTTTTCTATTGCACAATCTACGCACTTTTCTTTGAATATTATACATTTCCAATTATTGGTCAAAATATTTTCACCAACTTTTAAAATTTTACTTTCACTATATCGAGTTAATTCCTTAAATAAAAATTTAGTATGATGATGATAATCGTCTATTTTTTTATATTTATAAAATTCAAGTAGAGCATTCCAGAGTATTTCATTATTAGGTTGTGTCACTAATATACCATTGTAAATACTATTTGAAACTTTTGAAAGAACAGAGTACATGATCCTAGGACCATCTTTAAAAATTTGTCCAATAGGTATTTGAAAAACCGTTTTTATATCAAAATAATAACCACCAAACAGGTATAAGATACAATATCTCCAGAAATCGGCTTTGTGTGCGGGAGTTTTTATATCTAAAAAAATATCAACTGCTCGTTCCCCATAATATTTATTCAAAAATCCAATACACATATCATCATCAAAAATTTTGATTTCAAAACCTTTACAATATTTATAAATATTTTCAATTACTGAATTCGGTATGTTATTAAGATCGTCATAAGTAAAATATACAATTTTGGGAATCTCATGTTTAAAAGAAATTAAAAGTGGAGCGGTCAAAAAAGAATAATGTTGATTATCAAAATTTGATGTATTTAATTCGTAATGAATAAATTGATTTATTGAATCATTGATGATTATATTATGTCTATTTTTAGATTTTGAAATTGCAATAGTGACTGCAATTGGTCCGGTAATTGATAAAATTTCTTGCTTTTTTTTTGATTGATTTTCTTCTAAAAAATATTGGTAATAATCCTGATTATTATGATATGATAAAATATTATTTACAATTTCATTAATAATATCTTTAATAATAGGTGACCCTTTTTTAGCATAAACAAACCAGTTTTGGATTTCTCCATTTCCTCCAATTATATCTCTATAATATTTATATTCATTCCAATAAGAAAACCAAGCATCTTTATTTTTAGGAATTTCTGGAATTTTTGAGCTGACGTACGATTTTATATCAAGATACAAACCACCAAACTTATATATCAATAAATATCTCATAAGATCGGCTCTAGCAGCACCATACACAGGATTTATGAGAAAAATTCCTCGTAAGACGGGGTGATCTTTTCCAAATTCTTGAATTAAAAAATTTTTATATTGAGAATCATAAAATATAATTTCATTCCATCCAGGAAGATTTTTTCTTGTCATTTCCATTGATTTTTTGTAATTATTAATATCTCTACCACCGCATTTGTTATCATCACACCATAGTCGAAAAATATTTTTTTGTATTACATTGCTTTTTTTAGTTTGATCTTTTTCTAAAAAATCAGGAGTAATATTAAATCTATATTTATTGTACAAAATATGCCATTTATTAATATTGCGCAGGTACCAAAATTTATCATCATTTTTATCGTCTTTTTTTATGAAACTAAAAACGACACTAAGAATGACGATGATGATGATTATGATAAACAATCCCAATAATGAAAAAATCCAAAACATACCTTTTATATTTTAAGAAAAATTTTTTACCGAATCCCAAATTTACAAATATTCAATCACATATTTTACATTATTTATATACAGAGTAATGGGAGTCAAGAATTTATTATCCATATTTTTAATGGAAGTGCCGAAACCAAATGCATTATTTTTTTCGTTTATATTAATGGACATTGTGGTATTTAAACGTTCAAACACATTTCTTAATTCTCTCTGATAGGTAGGATTGAGAAATACTGGAAAACAACAATTGCCAATTTTTTGTTTATAACGTTGTAAATTGCATTCATCCTTCATTATAAAAATAATATTTTTATGTGAATGAACATATCTATATAATGGCACAATTAATGCAACGTCTACCACATCGGATATTCCAAAATCAGACGATGTCCGATGATTCAAATAGGCCCATAAATGAGGAACGCATAAATATTTATTTTCTAATGTGGTATTGGCAACGTATACTGGAGTCATTTTTTTGGTGCCTAATTTGACATGCACATCAGGATGTTTTTCAATATATTGAAAAACATCCGTCATGGTTTTGATTATCGGTGTTGAACATTTATCTAAGAAAGAATGGATATTGGGTTTCGGTTTAGACATCATTTTTAAATAACCTTCATTTGATGACGATTTGGGTCTGATCTGTACACAAAAGGGTAAT